TCATTGATTGCTGATAAGCACTTCACCGTATGACTTCCTGCCTTCGGTCTTATTGCTGATCGAGTATGCCACGTTGACGGCCTCTATCTTGAAGCTGGAAAATATCTCACGCACTTCTGGCCGGTCATTCAATGACAGAATGAATGACCCTTTTATCTGGCCCAGTTGATCGGCCAGCTTGGTGAAGTCATCCCGGCTGAAGATATCCTTCCCATAGTCGCCTTCGTTCCCATAGTAAGGTGGATCAAGGTAGAACAGGGTATCAGGCCGGTCATAGCGATCAATGAAGGCCGCGTAATCCAGACATTCAATTGTCACGCCCGCAAGACGGGAATGAAGGTCTTCGAGCATCGGGGCCAGCTTGGTGATATCAAACCGTCCGGGGCGTCCCGGTGCCACCCCAAAGTTCCGGCCTGATACCTTTCCTCCAAATGCTGTCCGCTGAAGATAGAGGAAGCGTGCTGCCCTTTGGAGATCGGTTAGCGTTTCGGGATCGACAGAGGTTAATCGTTCAAATTCCACTCTGGTCGTCAGCCGCCATTTCAGCAGATCGATGAAGTATGGGTAATGTTCCTGAAGGACGCGGAACAGGTTGTAGACATCACGGTTACGATCATTGATCACCTCGCACTTTGCCTGATGATCACGGCGTAAGAAAACACCGCCCATCCCAACAAATACCTCGGCATATGTCGCGTGCGGTATGGTTTTAATCTTCCCGATAATCCGCTTGGCCAGCCTGCTTTTTCCGCCCAGATAAGGGGCCACAGGTTTCACCGGAACCGTTGGAGAATTCTCCACAATATTAGACTTTAGGTCTTTCACTTTTTCTCTCCGAAGCTCTTGGCTTTCAGAGGTGGTCCTCTGATTGGGACTCGATTGCATTAAGGGTCTTACAGCGTGTGCATTTGACCCGGATCAGAATGCGGCCAAAAGCTTCAAGTAACTTTCGACCGCAGGATTTGCACCGGATATCCCGATACTGTTCTTTTTTTGTTCCAGAGCTGGTTGACTCTGCCATCTTCGACCTTTAGCAAATCCCCGACCGTAGCTACGGTGGCGGGGCGGTTATCCGTGAGTGGTCGTTCTCACTCGGTTTGGGCGGGGACACGCCCAAACCCCCGCCGTTATTCAGCGGGGGCTACAGGAAAAGCCGGGAAACCGGCAGTGACGTCAAAATCGATATGCGCCTGAAGGTCATCCGGCAGGGCATCGATGGCGTATTCGCGCTCAGTCTGGGCATCGGTGCAGGCGCACAGCATTGCGCCGACCGAAAGCTTCAGAGCGATGATTTGCGGCTGGGCAAGAAGCGGGGACGCGTTGCTCAACATCCGAACGACCTGCCCGTTTTCCAGCATCTCGGCCTTGGCCAGCTCATAGACATTGTCGATCAGCTCACGGCTTTTAGCATCGGTTTGCACCACATAGGTCGTGCCGCTGACATCAAACGATACGCCACCAGCCATGCGGCTGAATTTGTGATCTTTGACCTTGCGTTCGAGTTTCGCCTTTGCTGCATCAAGACTAATCGGTTGGACCGTGTATTCCAGCATTGCCGTCATCGTTTCCGGCTCTTCCGGGTCGCCATTGATAACAACAGCCGGATTACCAATCACCGTCTGCCACTCCTGATCGGGCTTGGTGCCCTGATCGATCACCAGCACGAAGTTTGCCCGCAAATCCACAACAGATGCCAAGGCCGCATTGGTGTAAGTTTTGCCGGTTTCTGCCTTAAGCCCCATCGGGCTGCGGGCCGTGCGGACCAAAGCCCACTGATCGTCACAAATCGCATAAAGCACTGTCATGGTTTGTCTCCTGTTCTATCGTACCCGTGCGAATTTGCCGGGGGTTTGCGCCCAAGCGGCATAAGGGATCAGGGCTGATCCCGCTGGGTTGACGGTTGGGGTGTTTGTGCGGACTTTGATGCCGTTAGTGACCAAATCCAGAATGGCGGATTGACGTTCAGTATCAGGGAGATTGGTCATCAGGTACTGAGTGGCTGGGTTGGTGTTCTCGCCATGACCCCAAACGAAATGATCATAGGTATTCCCGCCTGTCGTGTAGTTGCGCAGCATGGCAACGCGAGGCAGGAAATCCATTGACCAGAAAGGCCCGTCAACAGTGCCATTTGATGGCATGACGCCGAAATCAGAGAATTGCGGCACAGAGCGCCAAACATAGGCCACATATCGACCAGTTGGCATTTGTGCACCGATGGTCAGGGCTGATGCCGTACTGGAAAACCATCCGGCATCGACCGCAGAGCCGGGTTCACTGTTCAAAGTATAGTAAGCACCGGCAGGCAAGGCATGGTGATAAACACGGCAATCGCCGCCATCCAAAGGCACCAGCCAAGCATATTCAATGACGCCGCCGGAAAGTTGCGTGAACGGTGTCTGGCTCCCTGTCACATGATTAATCGGACCTACGATATCGAAACCCGCCTTTGGGCTTGCGCGCCAGAACCATGTGATGCGATTGCCCTGATATTCGGCAGCGGAGCCGTACACCGGCCCATCGGCAGTCCACGTTACGCCCGTAGCACCCTCGTTGATCTCGGCTCCGCCAACGTCACATGCCCACGCTTTACCATCACCGCGAACCGTATCATTGACGCGCCAACCGGTCGCAGAATTGCGATCTTTCGTGACGGCCAACGTTTTTCCCGTCAGAGCATTCCACGGCAGCGGGTTGCTATCTCCGACAAGTCGGGTCGTAAAATAGTCATCCGGTTTCAGAATGGCCGGGCACGCCCCGTTGGCGGTGCAAACAGCCAGAGCATCCGGGGCAATGTCATAGACAAATGGCTTTTGACCACAATTAAGATCGATGGTTACACCCGAACTTGGTCCGACCGTAACCATCGGGGTCCATCCCCTGGCCGACGAAATTGCATGAGGGCCTGATAAGGGATCACCGTTTCGGAAATATGAAACTGTCCCGGCATCAAGGTCCAACCGGACACCGATATACGATCCGGCAGCAATCTGCCCAACATTTGCGACAACCACCCCGTCAATGAACACATCTCCATCAGACCGAAGGTAGGTGTTGACCATGCCTGTTCCACCAAGAATTCTGCCGTTGGCGGCGTCCTGCCAGCCGATATGGCTAAAGTCCAAGGCGGTGTTGAAACAGGCTTCAATCTTGTAAACTCCGCGGCTCACGCGAAGCGTACCGTATGTGCCCCCAACCCCCGAACTGGTAACGCGCAGGTTACCGGATGAAAGTGATGAACTGCCACTTGGAACAAGCGGGTTTAAAACACAAAAATTGTTGGTCGGAGTGTCGATAACCTGCTGATCGACCGTCAGGCCGACAGCCGTGAAGTGGTTGCCGTTGCCCGATGTGTCCTTGCCAAGGTCCAGCGGGTCGGCAAAATCAAGGTGGAAGCCGTTTGCGCCGTACGCATCAGCACCATCGCCCTTGTGGGCGAACGCTTTATGAACCCACTGACCGTAGGCATTCACGCGCAAAACATCCGTCAGTCCGATATCCGAAACCGCCGGACGGTCACAATCAAAGAACATGAACTCTGCAAGGATCGCGAACAGTTTGTGGTCGGGTGCGCTGGCCGTGCCCGAAAATTCACCAATTCTATGACGGACAGTGTTCGAGATGGCGAGAATATGACTACCAAGATCGCCAGTCGTTTCTATACGAACGCCCGAAATATAGACTTCGGTTGTTGGTGATCTTGTGTTGTCGTAATCAACGAAAAAATTGGCGTGGGTCGCGGGATCTCTTAGCAGGCCCACGCTTTGCTCAAGAGAATATGAACTAACATATTTGAATATTCCGAAGCGATAATTGTTGGCGATATGAAAACCTTCGTCTTGTTCACCTTGCGATGCCGAGAGTAGTCGTTGAGCTATAGTGTTTAGGTTCGTCCTTTTAATCCAAAAAGACGCCTTCCACTTGTTGCGATTTCCGGCGACGGTTGGTGTTCTCTCAAGGTATTGCCCACCGTCGAACAAACAGGCGAATGGGATCGGATCACCTGGATCACCACACCCAATTGCGGGCATCGGATTGTCAAATAGGATGGTCATGGATCAGCCCCCCTTGCGCTGGGTAATGTGGACGTCGATCACCGCACCGGAAAATTCCATATGGATCAGGTTGACCGCGTTCGGCTCACTACTGATTGCGCCATGATTGACGCGAAACCCGGCACCGAAATCGATGGAATAGTTGCCCGTGGCATCAATGGATAGCTCAAGCCGCGCCGACCCACCGGCAGGCAGCGGGTCCGGTGCCGTGATAGTCAGGGCCTCGGTTGCGGTCAGTGTGAAGCGGTTGCCAAGCGCGGCGTTGAACGACACATTGCCCGCTGCAACGGTTGCCGCGACTGGCGTGGTCCAGAAGCCAGCACCAAGGGTTGCAGATACCGTGCGATACAGGGCGTCGGCATTTGCATCGGTAACCGCTTTTTCAATTGCCTTTCGAAGCTGCTGCAAGTCTTCGCCAGATGCCGGAAGCGGGGTTTCCACCGTGCCAAGGAAGAAGGTTACCGCGTTAACGATCTCGCGCATCGTATGTTCAATAGCGGCGGCTGGGACTTCCGATCCTTCCATGTCCTGAGACGCATCGCCGTTGATGTACGGGGCATTAGGATCGGTTTCATTGAGCGGTTTTACATATTCCATGGTCAGTTGCCCTCGTATGAGAATGTGAGTTTCATGTGCGAGTGATTGATGCGTTCAAGAACGCAAATGAGGTCTTCTGCTCGTGCAATGCCCATCAGCTTTTCGCCAGTTCTTGACATCCCGGTGCGAAACCGGGTTAAGCGGGCTTCATAGACGCGAACAGTCCACCAGAACCGGCTTGTGGCGCGTCCCAGCCGGTCGCCACAGCGTGACAGCCCGGTGATAAATGGACGGCGTTCAATGATTTCGGCGTCGTATCCGAGTTTCTTGGCCAGCGCGACGATGGCGTTGGGGTTGAGGCTACCGACACGGGTGCGTTTTTCATGCACAGCCGCCCGGCGTTCCTGCAAGGTGGTTGCGTGCTGATGATCGCAATCAAGCAGGCCAAAGTCGGCCTCCCATTCTTCGAGCGTGATTGATGCCGTCAGCGGGCTTGCCTCGTTCATCAGGCTATCAACCAAGTCGTCCTCAAGCGCGAATTCGCGGGCGATGGCCCTGATCAACCCGTCGCGCTTTTCCGCTCCCTCACGCGGGAAGGCAGGGCCTTGCGGCAGGCCTGCAATCATGGCGGCGGTATAGGCGGTTGTTTTCTGTTCTGTTGTGGTCATTCCGGGCGCTCCCACAGGGTATCCTCGCCAACCGATATCGCGTTGATAACCGGCAGTTCATTGACCCCGTTCGCAATCGGACCACTGGGGCTGGCCAGCGTGTGGTAGTCCTCACCCACAGCCGAAGAAATGGCCGCTGTTAACCAGCTATGGCGAATGTCTTGTCCGGGTTCACCAGAACGTCTGAACAGTGCCTGAACGTTGCTTGCAATCGCCTTCAGCGTCTTGGTGTCTGATGGTGTCAAATCGGAGAATTCGAGATCCACAAGATTGGCATCGATGACGACGACGAACACTTGCGCACCCGAAGGGCGACCTTCCCATTGGCCGGTGATTTCATTGATGTATCCGTCAATGTGATCCGCGACCTTTTGGCGCAGGCTTTCAGACGGTACAGGCCATCCGTTTTCGTCATAGGACGCAATACGGACAGTGACAGTGCCAAGCCCCATTGCCTGTGGCGAAATCCAGACACCATCCACGCCGGGAATATCGGTTGCCCAGACGACATAATCGGCATTGCTGCCACCCATCGGCGGGTTAGCCTGACGATAGAGAATACGTGCGCGAAAGGTTTCCGTGTCTTCAATCGCACGACCAACCGTGAAGGCGGTTGAAACCGTTGCCACCGATGCGATCCCGGACACCGGGGATACCAGTGTAAGTTCCTGCCCAGCAATAAGGTTTCCTGCGGTGCCGGTGGCTTCTGCCTCGGCGGTTACGGTTGCTGTGCCACCGGACACAATGGCATCGGCGGTCGTGACGTAGAATTGACCGTTCGCGTGTTTCCAGCGCGTGCCGGTTTCAAGCGTAACGGATTCCGAACCGTCAAACTGGATCGCGCCGGTCGCCGGGACGGCTTGGCGCTGGCTCATCCCATATTCGGCGGCGATGTTTTTCAGGTTTTCCAGATCGGCGCTTTTGGTGAAACGCTGTTTTGCCTGATACGCAATATGCTGATGAAGATCGTCAATCTCGCCTGCTACCTCGGCGGAAATGACACCGATATTGGATGCGCGACCGGGGATGGCTGCGAGTTTAAGGCCAGTTGAAATGCCTTCGCGCAGACGCAATTCCCGTTCTGTGATGGATGTTGTTTGCCAAGGCATCAGGCAATTTCCTCTAACTTGTATCGACCGGTATTGGTGTCATAGATCAATGAAAAGCGGCGCGGCGCGGATGTCCCGGAAAGATGGAGGTTGAGTTGCGCCTCAATGCGCCCGCGATGGGATGATTTCTGTGCAATTGCACGCACCGTCGTAACGTTCCTTGCGTCACCTTGGGTGTCGTCAATCATGAACTGACAGGCTTGCTCCAAGGTCTCGGTAACGCGGTAAGGCATATTCGGTGTGATCTTTTCGCGCTGCATGAGCCATAAAAGACTGCCTTCAGGCGCGTTGTTCGACAGCGAACTGGCCCAATGGCCACGCGGATCAACGCCGGTTTCGATGGTGTCTTCAGGCGCACGGGCATCACGGAAAAGCGCGTGGATCAACATCGTGATCAATCCATCGCCAACAACAAGGTCGATGCCATCGGTCGCAAAATCGAAGCCGGTTTCACTGGGGTTTGCAAATGCGATATCCATCAGCCGACCCTCATCTTGCTTGAACCTGAAACGATCTCATGAAGGCCTGCCGAACTGCCTGAGGTCACATTAACAAGATCACCAATGCGGGCGACCGGCTGGGCGTCCTCGCCGCCAAAGGCGATATCGTCGCAGTCAAGCGATGCACTTTGGGCTGAGATCGCAACATTGGTTGCGTTCACGTTGACATCCGTGCCGTTGATGGTGACCGTGGGGGCATTTACAGTAACCTCGGGGGCGTCAACGGTTACAGCCTTTGGGGCGGATATTGCCGCAGTTCCGTCAGCATGGAACCACACGGTTTGCCCCCAGCGTGACCACAAAACAACTTCGCCGGGCCTTCCTCCTGTAGGGCGATGACGCGGGTCCGAAATGATGGTTGCAACCAAATGGGACCGTTGCCCCAAGATCGAGCTTACAAACGCTTCTGCGCCTTCTAGCGGATAAACGGCAAGGCCGTATGCCTCGGCATGCTCGATCTTGTCGTCCAACCCCAGACCATGTACTTGAAGATGACGGAGCTTGCCCGGCTCTATCTGATAGACGTAAGTCACACTTGCCCGACTAAAGAGCAGCTTTAGACGCAGTTTGATGTTGTCGAGAGTGTCTTTGATTTTATCAGTCCGCATTCCAGACCTCCCCCGGTTTGGTTTCCGGTTCTGCTACGAGTTCGTAGCTATCCGGGTGGGTAACCGTAAGACGGGTTTCATCTGCTTTTTCAGCCGTGATCGAGAATACGACCTTGCTGATCAGGCGTGTGGCTTTCAGACCGTCGATGGTGTCATTGACGGGAACCTTTTTGTTGATGTCCCACAGCTTGCCATTTGATCCGCGTAAGCCGGGGACAAGGTAATCACGGCTTTCTGAGCGTGCGGCATTGATTGCAGCAGTTGTGGTCGCAAGTTTCGTCATAGCGGAGGCATCGCCGGGTTCATCGGCAATGATCACAAGCGGGCAATAGCTGCTGATGCCGTGATCTTTGGCACGACCAATCACCTTTGAATGCTCGGAGGTTGCCCAGTCCGAACCGGGGCTTTGCGTATGGCAGATATACTCGTTGTGACGGTCGGCAATATCCTCGCTCAACGACAGGGAAAGCGCATTTCCATTGTCGGTATCAAGGCGAATTTCGTCTGACAGTACCGTCGCGGCCTTGGCCGTTGTGACGATCAGTTGACTGTTAGAATCTGCATAAACCATCAACGCCCGGTGGCGGCAAACACGTTCAATCACCTTGGCGGCGGTATCACCGGGCTGGGCGGTAAATTTCTCAAACGGCTTGCCGACAGGGACTTGTGCAGAAACGGAAATGCCGAACGGCTTACAGATATTTTCGATGATCTGAAGCGCTGTCTGATTTTTCCACTCAGCCGGGAAATTGACAACGGAACCACGGACCAACCGCGAAGTTTTGTCCTGGACAACAACGTCAAAATCAAAGCCGTCCTCGTCAAACTCCAAGTCGCGGGATTTGATATAGCCGACAATGAGAGTTTCACCATCGACTGTCAGGCGGGCGTCATCATCAAGCCGGATACTTGGTACCGTTGCCGGACCCTCTTCGAACAGGCGGGTCAGCGATAGTCTCGCCTCGCCATAGATCGCATCAAGCGATTTGGTCACGGTCGCGTCGGTCCAGCCGCTATAGATATGCCCCCGGATATAGAGTTGTACTTCACTCATTCCTGATCCCCTTTGCGAGATAGAGGATTTCTTCGCCTGCTGTGACAAAGGACGGGTGGCGGATGGCATTGCGTGATGCAAGCCCGTCCGCAATCGTTCCCGAAAGCCGGTAGGAAGTGACACGGGCGGGCGTGGATGTTGCCGGGACTTCCTTTTCAAGCCACGGCAATCCGGTGATGTTTTCAGATACATCACGGGAAACCGCTGTGCGCAGATTGCGCAAGGACTGGCTGCGGGCGGCTGCTCGTTCCGGGTCCGCTGTCGTTGAGGTGCTGGCGGCGAGAGAAAGTGCTGAAACAAGGGTGTCGCGTGCGCCAATTGTTTCTTGCACACTTTCGAACGGGGTATTTGCCACTGCCTTGGATGCTGTCACCGCCATTGCATCAAAAATTGCCAGTCCGACCAGTTCAGTATTCTTGGCCTCCGAGCTTGATGCGACATAGTTGGTCGCCATAAAGCGGTTTGATAGTTTGCTGATGACGGGCGAAATCGCAGTGCCTTGCAACACACCGCTTTCACTCACCATGTTCCATGCCTGACCGGCACCTTCCGTCAGAACGCCGGTAAAGGCCCGTACACCTTCTGGTGAAGCCCCGAAATAATCCCCGACCTGTGATGCCATTGAGAAGGCTTCAGACATGAGTGAAGGCCCGGCATGCGCGGTGACCTCAATGGCAAAGTTTGTTGCCATGTCGATAGCCGCACCTGTGATTGCGCCGGGCGTGATTGTCTGGCTCATGCGATACAGGTCAAACGCCGCTTTTGTCAGCTTTGCATAGTCCACTTGCACGGGGTCTGCGGCATCCTGCACATCAAGATCATAACCCGCGATGACGTTTTCTTCGGCAAGGCTTGCCGCCGTTAAAACGTTTGACTTCGTGTCGATGCGAACGGTTGGCCCGATGGCCTTGCCGGACTGGACGAAAGTCACGGTGAAATCGGCAACGCCGAGTTCCGTCATGCTTTCTTCGCCATTGACCGTTTCGGTCACGACTTCAAGTGTGCCACGTGTCGGGTGCACATATTTACCGGGACCGATGACCCTGAATGCGTTCTCAAGGTCACGACGGCGCTGAAACACGTCATCGCCAAGAATGAAAATGGCTTCTTGGAAAACATCGTCATTGAGACCCATGTCGGTCACAAGGCCACGCTTGCCGAACGGATAGGATTTTTTGTCAATGCGGTGCGACAGTCGCAACGAGCTGGTTGCAACGTGGAACGGAATACCCCGGAAAGAGGCCTCGCGGAATTGGGAAAGATCAATCATGGCTGACCTCCCTCAAGCGCACCTGTGGCGTCTCCGCGTTGCTGCTGTCGGCGCTGGCGTCGGCCCATCACACCTTGGACACGGGTGTTTTCCTCAATTGCCGTGGCAAGTCGCTCTTGGGATGAGGTGTTCCTTTCCAGCGCTTCATTGCCCTGACCATTTGAAGTGTTTTCTTTGTCGTCTGAAAACATTTTGTCCCATAGGCCGGTAATGGCTTCTTCGCCGAGATATGCCCCCAGACCGGCACCGATGGCCCCACCAATGGCTGTGCCGATTGGACCGACAATGGTTCCCGCCATCGCGCCAAGCTGCCCACCCGCCAGCGCACCGCCAAGGCTTCCGGTTGCCCCGGCAACGCCCCGACCGTCGCCCGCAATCGCAGCCGATCCGATGTTCATGACCGCAAGGCCGGTGGCAAGCGGACCTGCACCCCGAACGAATTTCCCTGCTTTGGACCCGATACTGGTCAACCCCGTGGCGGCGGATGCCTTTGCACCCATAGAAATCAGACCACCAAGACGACCGCCTCTGCGAATGCGCGGGCTTCTTGATTTTCCATTTTTGCCTGTGCCGCCGCCATCTGCGCCATAGCCATAACCGCCGCCTCGACCCACTGGCCAATTGGTCACGATAACCGGCGTTGCTGCCGCACTCGCCAGCGCACCGGCAGCACGGCCACCGGCTCTTGTGCCGCCACGCAGGCCTTGCACAAGCCGCACGCCTGCCGACGCCCCACGGATTGCCTTGTTTACCGCCCAGATGCCAGCAGCCGCAGCCACGCCGGTTGCCGCAATATCAAACAGGTTTTCAAGTTCCTCGCTGCTCAGTCCCGAGATGGCGTCTGCCAGCGTTTGGATGGGGCCTGAAAGGTTTTCGTCGGCCATGCGGGAAAGGGCTGCATTGAGCGTTTCAATTGCCGCTGCCATTGATTTGGTTTTATCAATAGCGTCCTGTTCAATCTGATTTCCTGTGACTTTCACATTCATTAGATCATCAAGCATCGTCATCTTACCGGTTTTGGCAAAATCGGATTGCAGTTTGGCAATGGCTTTGCCGCCGGTTTCCCCAAAAATCTCATAGACCTTGGCATTGCGTTTGATGGGGTCTTTGATTTTTTCGAGTGCGGTGAATGTATCCTGCAAGATTAGATCAAGATCGCGGCTGTTTCCTTCAGCATCGAAAAGTTTGATCCCACCGGCGTTTAGAAGAGCACCCTTGCTTTTAAGGGCATTAAAGAAGCCCTCAACTGCCGTCGCGGCCTCTGCTGTCGAACCTGTGCCCTTACGTGCGGTCATGAAAAACGCGCCGAGGAAGTTCAACGCTTCCTGTCCGCTATATCCCAAATTCTGCATTTGGGTTGCGAGTGGCCCGATCTCGTTAGCCATTTCCTTGAACGGTACAGACCCTTTTTTACCTTGCTCAATCAGCAACTCAAACGCACGTTTAACGTCCTCTGAACCGCTGACACCAATGTCACGCAACGCGTTCATTGTTTGTGCTATTGCGGTACTATCAGCACTAGAAGCACGCATGGCCAAGCCGATATTGCGCAGGTTTTCTTCGGCGTATGGCAGGTCACCGGTCAGATCGATGAAGGTTGCAAGCCCGGCAATCAGTTCTTGCGGGTTGACCCTTACGGCTTCGTCATTGGCTATTTCATAAAGCTTTTGTTTGAGGTTTTCAGCTTCATCACCGGTCATTCCTGCTTGAACCTGAATGTCCTTCAGGATAGCGCCAAAGTTAATCACACCTTTTGCCAACGCCCCGGTTGCAAAGCCGGTGGCCAACCCGGTGTATTTGTTCCCGATACGATCAATACCGTTGGAAACACCGACAGCCGCTTTGTTAAGTCGCCCAAAGGATCGCGAGGCAGAAGTTGCAAGACCCGACACGGCACGCGACATGTTCTTGGCCGCTGCCGTGAGGTTGCCGCGTAGATCGACCTGTACCTGTGAATTGAAATCACTCATCGGGGCGTGTCTTTTGCCATCATTTTGAGGTAGCGGATGATTTGCCAGACGGGCATGTTGCGAACGGCTTCAAGCGAGGTGCCTGTGGTGCGTGCCAGAGCAAACATCATGCTTTCGACATTTGCCCTGGTACTGATGATTTCTTGGCCCGAGATCGCACCCGGTGCGACGCGATCAAGCGCCAGTGCCGTCAGCACCTTCTCCGGCACCAGCTTCGTCTCGCCCCCCTTTATCGCTTTCGCGTTGCAGGTACAGGGCATCAATCTGATCAGCGCGTTCAACCAGCTTTCGATAGTCGCCTTCGCTCATCTTGCGAAGGTCCACGATCTGAATAGGCCCTTGCATGACAGTGCCAGCCTTGCTTTCGAGCTGTTTGACCTGACGCCGTAGACGCTCGGTCGACACAATGGTTGGGCTCGTGACGATGACAGGTTCACCATCCGGGGCGAACCGGACTTTCTCGCCAGCGGTCGCAGCATCAATCGCTTCACCGGCGTTGAGCGGAGCCATTGTCAGACGGGTGTAAAGGTGTTCACCGATCTTCATGCCGTCCGTTAGAATAAGAGGGTCCATCAGACTTTCTCCGCACTTGAGCCTTCAAACGACAGGCTCCATTTGCTTTCATCGCCGTCCGACATTTCGGGGTCTTCGGTCATAACCATGATCGGAAACACCCATTCCTGACTGGACGCGGTGTCGGTAAATCGTGCGGTGACTTCCTTGCCCGCCGATATGGTTGCGGGGTCAAAGCCTGCACTAGATGACGCCTCAACCTTCAAGGTGCCAAGATTGATATGCACCGACGATCCGAGATATCCACGCGGGCCTTTGCGCGGCTTCGCGGTCGCGAGACCAAGCGTTACCGTGGCGCTGCCCGGAATTGTAGGCAGTTCATATCCATCCATGGCAACGACGGCATCGCCAAACATCTTGTCTGACATTTTTTTCGTCCTTTCTTTGATCAGATCAGGCGGAACGCAGAGCGCACCGCAAGCTGGTGGAACTGGTCAATCGGGCGCGGTTGATCGAAAACATCCAGACGGCCGCGCTTTTGACTGTTTTTGTTTGCGATGATGTCGGCCTTGTAACCGTCGAAATCGTCCATAAGGCCTGCTTCAACCATCGCCTGATAGTGAGCAAGAAACTCGGCAGTACCGGTTTCAGGGGTGATGATGTTTGATGACCGACCGGCGGCTGGATGACCCGACAGTGCCAGTTTGTGGCGAGGGTATTTCAGCTTGAACCGGTTGATGACGGATCGCCGGTAGTACGACATGATCATGACCGTATTGATCGACTTGTAAGCGGTGTCTTCGGCTCCGGTCGCATTCTCACTGTAGGTCGTGACCATGCGTTCGATATGAACTTTGCCATCGTTCCCGATTGTGTGAGTCGACACCCCGCTCGACAGCAACAACTCATTTTCTGCACCAATGCGGCGTTTGCCTTCCGGCGCGCCCATGATGTCTTTCAGTTCAAGAGTTTGAAACGGACGGGCAGGATCAATGGAACCGTAATACATCACAGCACCTGCGGTGGATGCGGCCCAATCCCAAGGCGCGGAAAGGGCATCTGCTGTCGTGTCCATTACAATGCCGTTTTGGGAATTCTGGGAGTTGGCATAAGTTCCCATCTGAGCAACACCCGCACGTTTGGCGGCAAAAACCCGACCGTCGAGACCCGAAAGAGGCCCCCAACGCAGATCGAGTTCTGCACGTAGGGCGGTCATGTTCGTTTCATCCGTGAAAGGCGATACGAAACCTTGGTACTGTGTCAAATCATCCAGCGCATCAATGGCGGCCGTCATATCCGGGTTGCCTGCACCAGTGGCGAAAACACCTGTGCCGAACGTTAAGCCCGGCGTGTTTTGATCGGTGTTGTAGTGGCGGGTACGGAATACGATGTCATTGCCGGTTTCACCCTTCCACTTACAGGTCAGGGTCAGGTCTGCGCCGTCGACGGTTGCCTCTACCGGGCAACTTGGGTCGTTATTCAGAACTGTCGCCAAGCGTCCGGCAACACTGTCCGCGTCTTCAGCGGAGGCGATGCCAAGCTGGTAGCGTTTGTTGTTGATGTAGAACTGCTGAGTCGAGCTGCGGGTAGCTGACCCCGCGAACGTGCGGGTAACTTTAGCCGCAACACCGGCTTCAAGTTCTGCCAGCGGAACAACAAGTAATTCCTGATACGGGTTTTGAAGGCGAAAACATTCGACCATCCCGACCAGCATGGAATCCGTGCCAAACAAAACGGACGCTTCAGACTTGGTGATAACGTCATAGATACTGCCTGCGACGGCTTCTGCATCTGTGCCAAGCTGGCCAAACATCACTGTGCGCTGTTTGAAGACCGGCAGGCCGTTCAAGGCAAGCGTCGGGTCGATTTCGACATAGATGCCCGGTCGCCAGATATCGAGCGGGATCGCGTTAAAGCTGATATCAGCCATCGGGGTTACTCCTTAGCCTTGTTAGCCTGGGCCGCTGTGGATTTCGGGCCGGTTTTGGTTTGGGTGGAAGGGCGCGGCGGGCTTGCCTTGTCGGCTTCGCCACGATTGATGAAGCGCCGGTAAAAGCTGGTGTTCGGGACAAATGCACCCTCGGCACCCATGACTTCGCCGGTATCGGGCAAAGGGATTGTCATGCCCTTGCGCGGCTTGATGTAAATCTGCGCGTTCATGCTTCCTCTTCCTCGGTTTGCGGCAGATCGGTTTCCATGACCGGCGAACCTTCGCCGCCAATTGCTGCCGTGTGATGGATGGTTTCAAAGTCGTCGAGTTCGGCAATGTCCCAGTCGGCGGTCACCGTGAGCTTGCAGGTCAGCGCAAGGCCATAGACCGCGAGGTATTCGCGACCGACCTTGGCGTTGAACAGGTTGGTGACCCGCTGAGGTTCGAATTTCCGGTCGAGTAACTCGTGATCGAGATCGCAGGTCGCAAAGAAACTGAAATCGATCAGTTCGAATGCGCCGATGATTTTGCCGCCGCGACCGCCACCACGAGCATGTTCGTCATTGGTCGATTTACCCGCGACTATCAGCACAAAGGTTGCTTCGAAGCTGTGTGCGCCATTGCGCATCTGCCGAGCCTTTGACATGCCGGAAAAGGTTACGTAGATCGATGGTGCCTTCTGGGCGAGAACACCAAGCAATTCGTCATCAAGCTGGCCGCTATAGGTGTCGATATGAAACGGGATCCCCTTGGCATCCCGTTGCGCGATCAAACGGGCTTTCAATGCCTGTTCAAGAATTGCAATCATGGTCGTGCCTCCGATTTGGCGGCACGAATGAATTCGGCAAGCACACCCCGCATGCCTTTGATATCGTCGTCGGCAATACCAAGAACCGGACGGGCCGGAATGGTGACCTGCTTGGCGAAGACCGGCACACCACCAATCGTGAATGCCAGAAGACGTGCACGCTTGGGCTTGATGACAGCCCCTTTTTGATGGGTGCTGGCATAGATCACGTTCGTACCAGCCGCGACACTGCGGTCCGTGACACGCTTGTCGAACGAGTTGCGATACCGCGCTGTCTTTACAAGGATTTGACCACCACGCGCTGTTGGTTCCCATGGTGCGCCATCCGGGCCGCGCCCTTCCTCGAAACGACGGTCGATATTGAGCAACAACACATCACCGAATCCTTCCAGCAATTCGCGGGGGTTCGCGAGATTGGCAAGGAAGTTCATGACGCGACCGCTCATGCGGCCAAGATCGCGCTGGTCGGTGGTAATGGAAATGCCGCTCATAGCATGTCCTTTCCGACAAACACCGGTTCGGGTGTCGTGAAGACCGCCTTGCTGGACGACTGACTGCCAATGTCGATGTCACCAGCGGCAATGCGTTTGAGCAGCTTGATCGCGTTGTCGTAACGCTTCTCGACTTCCTCGGTGGAACGGCCTGCATAGAGGCGATATCGCGCAAGATCACAACAGACCGAAACAAGTACGGATGGTGCGGGCGATACCGGCGTGCTCATCCGGGAAGCAAGATTTGTATCAATAATGGCGCTGGCATCATCAAGCGCGACAGACATTGAAGCCGCATTGATCGTCTCGACAGATGGATCGTTCTGATTGGTCAGCTCGATCAATTCGTTCGTCGGGAAGCGTGCTTCCATGTCTGTCGCGGTAGCGTATGCCATTTGGTTTCACCTTGTTGGGTTTGAACTGCCGACCGGCGGGGAACGCGGAGAGCGCCGGTCGGCAATTCGGGATCAGTCTTCGCTTAGACGGCTTGTTGCTTTTGGAACTGATCCCATGCCTCGTTACGCAGGGCGGCTGAGACCGGGAAATCGATACCTTTGACGTCCTCGATAGCTTCGGTTTTCGGCTGGCCAGCCCCGGTAAAGAGATCGGTTTTGGCCGGATCGATCTTGCCAATGGCTTCGATCACACGGTCAAGTTCACTGGCTGGTTCTTTGGTCGGACCGTTCGTCGGTTCGGTGCCGGTACCGGTGTTTTCCGGTTCTTCCTGTGCCGTCGCATTCTGCACTTTGGAACCGATGAAGCCTCCCCGGATTAGGGGTGCGGCCTGTTCGGTCGTCAAATCGACCGTGCCACCGGGTTTGGTCTTCTTGCCGTCATGGTCGACGGTAATCAGAACGGGATAAATCATGTTGGAATTTCCTTGCGCTTGGGTGGTATTACGCCACGTTGGAGAGAAGGAAACCGGCATGATTTGCGACGATCAGTTCCTTGACGGTTTCGCCCGAACGGATCAGTTCGCCGCCGCGCAGGCCCATTTGTGCCGGAGTGGAACCCGCAACCTTGGTGCCGTGCTGTGCCGTCATGCCAAAGGTGATGCCACCCGTGGTGTCGGCACTTTCGTCAATGAACTGGCCAGAAACGATGCTGCCCCATGCGCGTTCGATGACCGGGGTTTCGCCGGGTTTCGTGGTGTTGACGCGTGACGCCCCGATAAGGATTTTCTGAACCTCTAACAGTTCGGCGACGGCTTCGCGTGCGGCGACACCGCTGTCGCCGGAGTTGCGATTGGTTGCTTTGACGATTTTCGGGTGACGACGGAATTTTGACCAAGCAACCTGCCCGAAGGTGAGCTGGTTCGGGCGCACCAGACATTCGTCCAGCATGTCCGAGATTTCCTTTTCCGGGTCGGCGGTCGGGTCGGTAAACATCGAGGTTCCCGAGAGCGCCTTGACCAGATCAGCGGGATAGTGGGCAGCATTGGAAATCAGGCCAGCAACGCGAACCTCGCGATCAAGCATGACGATGTTGGTTGCACGTTCTGTGGCACGATCACGCGGGTTGTATCCTGCCTGTTCGGCTTCTTCGATGGTCGGGGTGTCGAGCGGAATGTCGATACCGAAATCCTCGACGGCATCGTTCTTTTTCTTGCCTTCAATCTCGACACGGTTTGGCGCTGAACGCGCACCAACACGGGTGTCGGGCACGCTGTAACCTTCGGCAAGATCATATTCCTGCCATTCGAACTTGCGGGCGGGAACGATCACGCGTGGCAAAACCTGATCGGCGATCAACGTATAGAGCGGATTGCTATATGAAATCGCAATCGCGGTCAGGGTCGGATCGACCTCAAACTGTCCGGTAGTCATAAAACGAAACTCCTGAGTGCGGGTCTGTCAATCAGCCCTGAAGGGTGGAAGGAACGATGTGAACGTCGCCGATCACACCCAGGCCACCACTTTCAAGAGCGGTGCCGACAACGCGGGCATTTGCGCCCGCAGCCGGTTCGGCCACAACAGCACGGCCATCTGCATCGCTGGTCAGCGGATCGCCAAACTCGACGTCACCGCCGAATTCGATTTTCTGGGGACCGTCGAGGCAAACATCGATGCGCTTGTCAGCGGTATCGACACGACCGATCCCGGTGCAACCCAGCAGCTTGTCGTTCGCGGCAGTTGCCTGTTTGACAATGCCGTCAGATGCGCCAGCCGCAACAATGCGATATGGCGCAATCGCCCCGGCGCTGGTGAAGTTCTTGATGGTACCAAGGGTGCTCATTTACCGGCTTCCTTCTGGACATGACGAACAGCCTGCGAATGGCTGACCGTGATCCCTTTGGCCGACTGCTCGGTGCGATAGGCGGTTGCCTTGCTGGCCAACTGTACGGGATCAGAGAAATCGACACTCTCGCTGCCATCGGCATCGGCAGCGGAATGCTCGGAGAAATCGACGGCCTTGGGTGCAGCACCCAGAATGGCCTTAAACGCATCGAGCGGAGCAACTGCCGGGGTGCCCTCGGCAAAGCTGATTTCGCCGTCAGCATTCACGGCCAGATGCGTTGCGAGGGAAACGACCTGATCTTTTTGTGCCGGCACGAGTTTGCCGTCACGGATCAGACCATCTGCAAATTCGACGGCACTGGCGCGTGCCTGCGTTTCGGCAAAACTGGCCTCACGCTTGGCAATTTCCGCCTCGCGTGCTTTCAATTCTTCATCGGTCACCGTGTCCTCCTTGGGCGTTGGTGCAGGTTTTGGAGCGGGGGAAGGTTCCGGCGTTTCGGAAAAGGCCGGTGAAGGTGTTGCCGGTTCAGTTTCCGGCTGGGTCGCCTGTTCGGCAACGAAGTCGACATCCCAACCCGGCAAGGCTTTGTCGGCATCTTCCTGTCCGTATTTTTCGATCAGGAAGTCGCGCAGGCCCCGGAACATCCGGGCAATCGAACGCGGTTCGATCTCGCCAAATTCGATGGTGACAAACCCATCGTCGCCATCGTCGGCAAACTCGACCGGACGCAGGCCTTTGACGGCGGGTGGTTGCGCACCAAGGAAACCTACATGGCGGAGATAATATTTCCCCGGTGTTGGGTTTCCGGGTTGATTGGGCTGATAGAAGGATGCCGAGATTTTCTTATATGCATGGCTTGCGACCAGTTCGGCGAAATCGGCATTCACCTGATGCGGGATGGCGACAAGTTCACCATCGGAGAATTCAAGGCCTTTAACCCACCCATAGGCGGGGGCGTCGGTTTTCGGATGACCGACGACAAGCGGGCTTTCATGCAATGCCGGATCATAGACGGAAGCCGATGCAGCTAGATCGCTCTCACCAAACGAGATCGTCTGGCCGGTCATGGCCGTATGGGTGCCGGGTTTGAAAAGGGGAATTCGCTTCACGTCGCTCTCCGTTCGTTGGAGAGGTCACTATCGCGGTATCAAAACGGGAAAATTAGTCTGAAAATTTCAGGGGAACTGCCGTTTTTTTCGATGTGAAGCGAAGGGAGCGTGAATTATTTCAGGGGAAGCGTCAAGATAGATACGGGTGTATTGAACGTTACAATGTTGTCTTGCTGGTGCTCTAACGGGGGTCTAACGGCTATCTAAATCAGGTTAGCGGTATCGCTAACCTAAATGCATTATGAGTGCCTTCTATGGCGAATTTCGGCCTCAATCGAAATTGATGTTTCGTATTGCTCAATGCGTCGCTAAGTCGGCCTGTTCTATAAATTCAAGTAATTCGTTAAGGTCGGGCAAGGATGGAGTGGGGGAGGGCAAACCAACTACATATTTCTTGCCTCCATACCGACTGTCCGTAGCCATCAAGTTATATCCAGATGCTGAGTAATGTTCATGGAAATCAGTGTGCTGGTTGGCCCAACTCGCAATAGCTGCCAGATTTTCTGGCTGGAAGAATGCTGTCATTGCATTCGTCCTTCTTGCAAGTCCTTGAATTTCATTTGCTAATTTAGAAACCACCTTAAGTCGGGCTCCAAGTTCGCTTGTACGCAGTGTGTTGGTTTGAATAGTGCTCAGTTCTTTATAGGAAGCTTTGAGAAGGTTAGATATTCGGGTTAGCTCATCGACCGTTTGTGATTGTCGACGCGTAAAGTCGAGGCCGTTGAACCTCCCTACGACCTTAAATTGGGTCTTATAGTATTTTGGGGGTTCTGGTGGCTTGATCCCTTCTGCTCGCAGGTTTTTCTTCGCGGTTACAGTTAGGTTATCCCATTCTTCTTTTTCCGCTTCATAATTGTTAGTTCCGTTCAGTTCTCGAGCATGATCTCGAACCTCTACGGGTATTTTGAGCTCGCCCGATGACGATGCTAAAGCATGCTGCAAGTCAGAAAATTTATCGATAAGCGTAATATTGAGTTCGTCATAAGTTGCGAAAGTAGGATGCTGGCATATGATATCCAAGCTTTCGATGAACTTCGGAAAAGCGACTTGAATTCTTCCTAAACGCTGAAGTTGCAGACTTCTCTTCCGCTGATCCTTAAATTCTCTTCTTACTTGTTCAAATTTTGCAGAGTAGTGCAATTTTCCACAAACATGGCCAATCAAGAAACGCTCACCGGAGTTCGGCAATTTTAGGACAAATCCCTTAGAATGATTGGGTTGACTAACTTTGCAATGTACGCATTTAACTTTAATGCTTTCCTCGGGTGGGGACCGCGTCAGATCGTACTGAAACTCTATGATGGGAACTTCCGTGCTGTTGGGTAGGTGGTCGATCAATCCACCAAGACTTTCAGGGTCTTGTGTCCAGAACTCGCGATTTAGAAGTTCACCATCATCAATTTTCAAGCTTATCTCCAAAACAGGGATTTTCGACCGACACAACGGATGATTGATTAAACACGAATTGAGAGTGGAGTTAAAGTTTTACTCTATAAGATTGTTTGTTCCATAAATAGTGACATTCAGTTATTATAACGCCCGCGGTTGCCGGAAATTCTGGTGAAATTCGTGAGCCCAGAGTGCTGACCTTCGGGCCAGTAGCAGCAAGCCCCATGTCACGTAAGGGACGGCAACCGTATTTCTTCCTTACAGCTCTCCATCAAGCAGCTTGTATTTCTGGTCACGCAGATTTTCAGGTTGAACAACTCCTGCCGTTCTTGCTGCATTCACCCGAATGTCACGGCGTTTGCCATCAGTCCCCCGAACACGTTGATAATAGTCAATCCTGACGACAAGTTTGCCTTTGCGGTTTCCTTGGGCATCGAACACATAGATCAGTGCGGGGTCTTCTGTGTCAAAAAGCACCGCCTTGGCATTGGCCAGTTCGGTTGGCAGGTTGTGCACGAATGATTCCGATACAGCCTGTTTGCGGGTTTTTTTGGCATCGCGTAGCAGATGCAGCACGTCCTTGTCGCCAATGGTAATGGCCGCATTTTCGGGGAACTGATCGAAGTCACTCAGCCGTTCAACCGTGCGCGGCGAGAACGCACCGATCACACGCCGTTCTCCGCGTGCCTTTCCGGTGGCGACAACGTCATCAAAAAACAAACCATAGCTGTTCTGGATTTCAGCAACGACATCCGGGTCAGATTTCAATGCCAGGGCCGCGATATCAGGCGGGGCTAAACGCAGCTTTTCGGCAAAGACCCGCCCGGCTTCTGCGCGGGTTGCCGACTTGCCGACATTGTGGCTCCAGCCCGGGTCGATACCCTCGGGGATATTTGATACCTCGCCGGTACGGGCATTGAACCATTCACGGGTTTTTACTTCGGGATCGGGTGAAACCTCGTATCCCATGCGCTTGACCTGCCGTTCGGTCATGATCTGGATGGTGCAACGACACCCCCAGCCGTTTGGCGGGTAATGTGTATCCCAGAAGGTATGATCCAGCGGGAGAACGGTGCCATGCAGATTTGCATGTGCAGGCCGTGTCTGATCATCCCGAACGGATACATAGCGCAAATAGACCTTCTGCCCACTTTGCGACTGGACGCGCCCGGCCATGTCCTTGGCGCGTTTCCATTTACCTGCCGCATAGGATGCCCGCATGTTGACATCAAAGATCGTGCGCAGCCGGTGGGGTGATCCCAACTGTACCAGACGATCTTCGCCTGTCAGCGGATCGGACATCAACTGCTTGCCCCACCAGCCCTTTGCTTGCAGCGTTGGTGTTAGGTCTTTCTTGAACTGATCAAGCGTTGTGCCGTTGCGCAAGGCATCATCGACGGCGACACGTATGTCGTTCAGAACATCAAGGCGCATGCCCTTGGCCACGGTGAAGTTACGGGCATGTTCATCGGCATCAACATCGCGCCAGTCGAACGAGATTTCGAGACCCTTGCGCTCAAACGATTTGATTGCGGCCTCGGGGGCGACGGCTTCAAGATCAATCGTTGCCATCAAGGTCCGCTCCGGCGCGGGTGGCAACTTCGGTGGCGAATGTCAGTCGCGAAAGGGTTTCACGCACTTTCGAGACATCCATGTCGCCATAAATCTCGGGAAGGCGTGTTTTGATTTCCTCAAAGGATGCAGCCCCTTCGACCAGATCAAGGATCGGTTGCAGTACCGGGTCCATCATGGGTTGCCAGTCTGTCAGCCCGTCTTCAACAGCCCGGTTGATGGCATCGGGATTGCCCTCGGCAAAGTCTGTGCTTTGCTGCTCGTCTTGCTTGGTTTGAGTGTTCCGCTTTGTCCACTTTCCACCATAGGTCGAGGTGATGTAATCAAGGTCGGGCTCAAAGCCCATTTCATAGATTTCTTTGTCCCGCTTGACCCGGTTGTCGAGATCCTCGTTGTCGTCAAGCACGCGCCAGACACGCGGCGGTTTTGCGCCGGGAAAGTTCCATTCCGTCAACCATCGAACTGGCCCGCTATTGAACGTGCCGCATAGAAGATCGGTATCGGCTTTAATGATTTCGTCACGAACATCCTTGTGAACATTGGCCGTGCCGCGAAAAGAACCGGTATCGGTTGTCGATGTCTGGCCAACGATTACTTTGGCAATCATGGCATCAAGGTAAGCAACGAATTCCTTGTGATCCCCGCCAGAAGTTCGCACCGCTTCGAGCAAACTGATTTCCTGCCCATCCGGCACCGTGACAGCCGCCTGCCCATGAATGGCCGATAACAGGCTCAGAAGATTGCTAACATCGGCCTCACTTGCGCCGGGGTGATGTTTGCCAACAGCGGTCGGCATGCCGAACTTTTCCAACGCCACAGCCCAAAAGCGCAACCCATTGCGTTTGAGGTAAACCGGCCAGTAAAGGAAGTGGGCAAGCCCAAGCCCATAGGGATCATCGTCGTTATCAGTCTCAACTGTTGAAACCCAGAACTTGCGCTCAGGCATAAACTCGCCCTTGGGGCTGGTTTTGGTGATCAGGCGCAACCGGCCAGCACCATCAAACCGGAAACGGTCAAATTTGCGCACCTTGATCCCGTCAATGACGACCTGTGCACCATCGAAAGCCCACAGGATTTCGGCAATGGAGTAGCCATAGAATTGCGCATGCGCCATCTTGCGGCAGGCGGCATCAAAATCGATGGCTTCAAGCTGAGACTTGATAAATTCAGCGGCTTTCTTGTCGGCTGGGGAATCGCCGCCCGGTTCGACAATGATTTCCTTGGCGACCATCGCGTCCAGACGCTGGCTGAACGCGGCCTTGACCTGATCATCGCGCAGGAGCGCTTTGTATTCCTCATAGCGACCACCGATACTTTTGAGGATTGTATCGTTCGGCGTGGTGATTTCATTGACAAGTGCCGCCAACGCAAGATCGCTTTTAACGCCTGCGACTTCGGTCACGACCGGCTTTTGCGTCTTCGCCTGTTTCTTGTTCTTCTTTGCCATTTTACCAGCCTCGCCAGTTGAGCGCACCCGAAGCTGCGCCGTATTCACCATTTACCGAAATGCTTGAATGCTGTTGTCCGAATGCGTGATGCGATGCGCGATTTCCTGATGTCCGCATGTCAAGCGGACTGGAATAGGTCACAGAAAGGTTCCAAAGCATTTCAAGTCCGTCCGGCCCATCGTCGTGATCGCCATTCGGCCATTGTTCAAGCTGGGTGATAAGGGTCCGCTGGCTTGGATGCAGTTTGATCCGACCGTCCGAAATCGGCACCTGAAGGCTTTCGATCCGCAAATCCTTATCGGTGCTTTGATTGATTGGAACACCGTTGAGCATGACGTGCTGGCGGAGTGCTTCATCAATCAACTGGGTACGCAGGAATTCCTGAAACTGAACCGTTTCGATACCCCACGCGATGCAGCGATATTTCTTCTGAAACTCGATGATGTTGCTGATGATGACCTTGGGGACGCGCTTGCGAATTGAGGCCTCAATAACGGCGAGTTGACCTTCGCGGCGATCATACCCACCAACAAGAATTGCAGACGGGTCGCGACCCTTGCCCTTCTTGCCGAGCGACGGGTCACATGCGCCGAAATAGACCCAATCCGGCTCGAACTGCACCCAATAGGTGAAGGACTGGAACGAGGCGTTTTCGTCAATCGCTTCGTTTTGTTGTTCGGCAGAGAATGGGCCGTGCTTGATTTTGGCGCGTAGTTCCATGAGGAACAGAAGCGGGCGCTTCTGCGGCCAACTGACGACGGCACCCTGATCCATTTTGGCGCGGTGTTTTGCATAGAAATCTCGGGCTTCCTTCTTGCCCTCGTTGAGTAAAATTTCTTCCCACTTGTCCCAAAGGTCCATGCGGTCGGGCCAACGGATAATTGACTGGAACTTGACGGCACGCCACATGGCGTTCTTCATTTTGCGGACCAGAACCGAATCATAGTGCAACACGGTGCCGACATAGAAAATGTCGAACTTTTCCCCGGCTTCACCAAGGTTCTCGACACCCTTGTCGAGCCAGCTTTCCAGCTTGTCCCGTTGTTCCGGGGTGCGGACGTTCTCATCGTTCTCGATATCGTCAAGGAAACCAAGGTCGGGGCGATACGGCCCGTGTTTGAGGCCACGCACCCGCTGGCCCGCACCGCGTGCATGAAACTTGACATTGTTGTTCGTGACGCAAACACCGGCTTGCCAAACAGGGCCTTGGCCCGTTGCCTTGGGGAAATCATTCCTCAGACGGGGATTGCCCTCCATCTCCACCTTGAACGCTTCGATCACGACAGATGCCTGCTCGAACACATCCATGATGTAGAGCATGTAATGCTTTAACTCATAGACCGTGCACCACACCGCAAAGATCAGGCAATAGGTTGACTTTGCTTCACCACGCGGGGCGGCAACCACTTCGCTGACACCTTCGTCATCTTCGACAATCTCGGGAAATCGTTTGCAAAAATACTGATGCAGTTCGCTGAGATTGATCGGCTTTTCCTTGCCGGTCTTCGGGTCTTTCTTGCCGCGAATATAATGCGGGAAATAGGTGCGGGCGAAATACTCGAAAGCCTTACGGCCTTTGTCGCGACGATGCTTCGATGCGACCGGGTCTGGATCGAAACCCGAACAGCGGGCTTCCAGATTACGCACAAAGCCCTCGCGGTATTCCGCAAGGGATTTTTCGAACTGCTTGGGGGTAAGGCGTTCGCGTCTAGCCATAAACCGCACTCAGCTCCGTGCCGAAGGGTTGCAGGATTTCGACAAAGGCTTCGCCGTGCTGAGGGAACTGTTCGGCAACATAATCGCCAAGGCGTTTGATGACATCTTGGGCAACGGCCAGTTCGGAGATTTTCGGCGATGCACGACCAGCGGCGTTGATCGTTTTGTTGAAGGCATCTGCCAGACCGGCAAGGGCTTCGGCCTTGTCCATTGGCTTGATGTCCTTGGCAGTTTTCAAATCCTCAATCACCGCCAGATGCAGTTGCACATAATCCTCAACCAGCATCGTGACCATGTTGTCCGTGCCGGTGCTGGCCATGCTGGCAGCGGTTCTGGATCGGTCCCAGCAATCGCCTTCGGCACCGGCCTGAGATTTCCAGCGTCGAACCGTGCCGACAGAAACGCCGATGCGTTCGGCCACTTTGGTCAGATCGTAGCGGTCGAAAACGTAAAGGGCGCGTGCGCGGGATTTGATCTCGGGCGCATGCGCCATTACACGCCTCCGGTACTGGCTTTGAAGCCTGCGATCACACCGGCAATGGTGGCGCTGATCACACCACCTGATATGGCACCGTTAATGGCCGCCCGTTTTTCGACATTGCGTAAACGGCTATCCATGCCGTCAACCTTGCCCGAAAGCTCGGTGACATTATTGCTGATGCCATGCAACAGCCCTTTAATTTCACCCAACTGATAACTCACATCATCGACCACTTTTTTACCCCTTAATTTTCTTGATTACGCCGTTGACCAAGCTGTTGGCATTACCCCATGCGCCACCTTCTGCGCGGGCTCGTTTCTCATGACCTCGGTGCCATGACGCGATGCCAAGAACCGCTAGTGGGATCAGCCAGAATGTCTCGGGAACTGCGTTAAAGACTGACAGCGCAATTCCCACGCCATCACCTTTCAAAATCGCGACACCAAGACATGCTGCGAGAAAGGCCCATGCAGTGGCACTGGCAAACCCCCAGTAGGGTCGCCACCCTGACACCCACCAATCGTCTGACTTTGCCTCAGTTTGCATCGTCTCGTTCACTGCCTTGATGTCGGCGGTGGCGGATTGAATGACGGCTTTTGCGAGATCGGTTTGGTTCTCGATCTCGAATTTGCGGATTTTTACCAAAGCATCAGGATCGGAGTTGATCGCTTGGGCGATTTTATCGGGCTCTGGCTCTACCCCGAACAACGAGGCCAACCCAGCACCGATAGCTCCACCGGCAGGGCCGAGTAAGGCCGTTCCGACAAGCGGAGCGGCTTTGGAAACCAGATTGCCAATGTCTCCCCAGTTCATGACAACCCCGGCGCATAGAATTTGCCGTTGTAATGCAGGATTTCACGGCGGTTTTCTGAAATGCTGGCATAGGAAACATGCACCCAGCCCGACGAAGGGTCGCCCGGCACATAGCATTCAAGGATCAACTGATCGAAATCGAGGTTCTCGGAGATCCATTTAGCGATCTCGTAATTGGTGAAACCGGCAATCTCGAAATCAACAGCCTCTCCCTTGGTGTGCTGGCTGTTCGGATTTGTGCTGCCGACTGCGGTGTTGAGTGCCGGGCACCGATAGAAGCTCGACGGGACGATGGGGGCGCGAAACTGCGCCCGCACCGGTTCAAGAATATGTTCGGCAACACGAACCATTGCCGGGATCAGCTCAAGCGGAGGGGTGTTGTCGATCCCGTGACGCATGGCGACATTCGATTTGACCGCTTCACGAAGCGTGAAATGCGTCGAAAGGCGCTGGTTCAGTTCATCTGGTGAAAGCGGGGACATTTGAGGGCCTCAATGCAAGCGGTAATGTTCGGTTGCATTGAAGGTCGCTCGACAGACTGATAAAAATTAGTCTGAAAATTTCAGGGTAGATGCCGAAATATCATCAAAAAGAGAGGTTTGACGGTCATCGGTCCAGCCTGCATCGCTCAGGATTTGATACACGCGGCGTTCGGTGCATCCTGTGCGCAGGGCAATTTGACGGCGGCTCATATTCTCGGATGCGAGACGGTAAATCAAGAGGCGACGTTTGCGCGGGCTGATAAAGGACATCGGAACGGTGATGTGATTACCGCCGAATTCAAGCGAAATCGCGGCTGCATCATCGGGGCCGATGACCAATAACTCATGGTTTTCCGTTACTTTTTTCGGAATATAGAGGACGGTACCGGGGAAGGTTTCGACAAGGCGCATGGCAGCACGTTGCGAAACCAGTTTCGCAACGTCCTCAATCCCGTATGTCGAACCGATTTCCGGCATATCAGTCAGCACCCCCGGCTTTTACGCGGTGATCCCAATCCTTAAGCGCCTCGATCACCGGGGCGGCTTCGTCATAGGTCAGCCAGTCCAGTTGCCGAATATTGGCAAACTGGCGACCATTCAGGTGTTTGTTGACGAAAACCAGCAAGGCGGCATCTGTGTCGGTCGCACTCAGCGCCCCGGCTTTCTTGAGACTGCCCCACAGCGCCCAAATCTTGCGGACAAACCCTTTGGCCGATGGTTTGAACCCGACACGGGTGCCGTTCAGATGCGCGACGATCTTGCGCATTTCCGAATCCGCGCAGTCACCAAGGCTGGCTTTGCCGGTGACCTGAAGCACCAACGCCTCATGCGCATCACGATCTATGCCGCGTTCCTTTTCAGCAGCACGGATTTGACGGTTGAGTGCTTGCCATGTGGAGGATTTAGACATTGCTATCCTCCACAATCTCCAACTCTGGGAAGTGCTTTTTCAGGTGCGCGATCAGTGACCGAGGGCTGGTCCACATTGGAGAGAAACACACGGTTTCCAGCGCAGTCATCTGATCAGCTTCCCTTTTTCCAAAAGCCTTTTTGAGTTCGGAGTGTTTTTTGATAGGCCATGCCCTGCGGCGCATCGGGAACCAAAATCGAGCTTCTGGGTAGAGCGGCTTCCCATTCTTTGCGCGGAACCATTTACCTTTGATTTCGCCATTTACGTGAACCAAAGTCACAAGGCGTTCACGATCAATGCTTTTGGTAAGCGTCAACTCATAGCCATCAGCCTGCACCTTGATCTTTCCGAAAACACCCTTGAGGGTTTCTTCTATCTGTTTCCATTTATCGGGATCAGGCATTGGTTTTTCCCTCTTTTGGCTCAATCCGTCCCATTGCAAATGCCAATGGTCCGAAAAACAGGATCAAGGTCCGGTCGGCGATTTCAAATCCAACCGCCCATGCCGCTAGAAATTGCTTGATAGCCATCCAGCAGAACCATTTTTTACCAATTTTATAGGCGACGCAGTTGTAGCCATATGTCCGGCCTTCAAGTTTCAATTTGCTCACTGTTGCTCTCCCGGTGTTTGGGCTTTTGCCTTGGCGATCATCTGTTCAAGCGGTGTTGGCGGCAGTTTCTTTGCGATCTCGTTCTTTGGTGCATAGCGGGCGAGATATCGGCGTTGTGCTTTCAGCCACGCCTTGTATGGCCAGCCGCTTCGACACCCCCACGGATAGGCCTTTTGGACAGCTTTTTTGCGTTCATCGAACGAAGCGTTCACTCGAATGTTGTTATGAACCTTCGAAATGATGGATATTGCTTTGTGTTCCCAAGTCACGACGCCCTCACTTTCAGAAGGCTGAAATCGATGTCAGGCGTGAAGAAGCCGAGCTTTCCCTTGCAGGGCACGAACTCAAGCGGTGTCGGGTTGACCAGGACAAATCCGTAAGGACCGAAAAACCACTCGCTGTGCATCGATGTGACGCAATCCGTAATGGTGGCCATCCCCACAATCCCGCCGAGCGGGCTGTCTGGATGCTCGGCGGTAAACTCCCGGCGTTCAGCAGCCTTTCCGTCGAAGGTGGCGCTGGCATGGATCAGAAACGATCCACGAAAACGGGTTAGCCACGAACGGTTTTCCACCGGCTTGCCGTCAAAAAGAATGTGGTGTGGCCATGGCTGGCGGATGCTCAGTGCAATTCTGGGAAACTGGAACGTCATGCTGCCTCTCCAAATTTGTCGACCTGATTGCCCCATGCGGTCCAGCCTTTGCGGCGCTGGCGGGCAAACAGTTCGATGTAAGGACCATCGAACATCGTTTCGATCCGGTCATATTGCTCATCGGGCTTGCGGGAATGTTCCCGTGACGCGGCGCGGATTTCATCGTCCGGCCACCACTCGATCCAGTCGCGCACGGACCTCACCCCCTCTGGCACGCGACCCATGCCGAACAGATCGTCTGGCAGTTCTGATTTCAGGGATGGGTTGCCCCGCGTACACATCAGGCAGGGCTCAAGGTTCTTGCGCGTGCCATACCCGCCACCAAAGGCATACTTGCCGGTTTTGGGATTGAACTTCCGCCATTCCCAGCCCAGCGAAGCGTATTCAAAGCCAAGGGCTTCGATGACCGGGTTCCAGTGCGGCATGAGCGGCCATGTCACCCACATCAGCAAAACGCAATCCTTTGCGGCCAGATTGGCCAACGGAAACTGCTTGATCTCTTCAATGCTCATGCAGTCATAGTGCGCCTTAGCATTCTTTGCCTCGCCAAGCGCCGACCAGTTCTTGAAGTCCCATGGGAAGTCCACAAGGATGACGGGAAAACCACCAACCGGACGGATTTTGGCAAAGTGTTTGGCGAGTTGCTTACTCACTGTCCTGATCTCCATCATCACTTTCGCGGGCCTTCCCATCGCCGTCACAAACATCGCAGGGCCATATCCACAGCCATCCTTCACCTTCACAGGCAGGGCATTTGGTCTCGTGGGTCATTGTTGCCTCCGGGTTGCGCCCTCTAACGCCATGCGGTTAATCGCGGCCACAAGAGACCGCCAATCGCCGTTGGCATCGAGGTAAGCGCGAATCAACTGTTCAGGATCAGTGGGAATTTGCAGGCTATTTTGCATAGCTTCCCCGGTCCTCAACGCTTGGTTCGCTTTGCGGATGGTTTCGAGAATGTGCTGCTTGCGCTTGGGATTGCGGCAACCGCGCACAAACCCCGCCGCCAGCACTGACAGATCGTTCAGTGCTTTCTCGGCGTTTGGGGTTTGTGAAACGGTCCTCTGCATGGTTCAGGACATCCCCAGCGCACGTTTGTAGGTTTCAAGAATTTCTTCCTGTTCGCTGCGCTGGTGGTCTTCCATTTTGCGAAGGCGGATTATGTCGCGCAGGATTTTCACGTCATAGCCAAGGGCTTTGGCTTCGCCGTAAACTTCCTTGATGTCGGCCATCATGTTGGCCTTTTCTTCTTCCAGCCGTTCGATCCGCTCGACATATGAGGCGAGTTGATCTGCGGCTATGCCTCCTACTTCCGTCATGTTTTGGTTCCTTGTTTGTGTTCTTTTTGCTCGGTCTTCAAACTCAGCGTTGGTGCGGGCCGGGCGCTACTCCGGCTAGGGTCTGGTCGGGTTTGAACCGACATCTCCAGCTCGCAAAACAAACATCAGAGGCTATTGGCATAATGTTCGTCCCTATCGCGATACCGTCTCTTCCTGCCATGGAGAGATCGGCCCCCGCACTCGTCAGCACTGCGTGTCTGCTTTCCACGCCGCCGCACCGGAGAGACAAAGAGACGGGACTTGAACCCGCTTCTCGTAGCAGGGGCCGGGCTTCGCAGTGCTTGCAATCACTGCTAACCGTCGATGCATTTCCCACGGACGCGCCGTAACCAAATGGACCACTCTTTGTCTCACCGCTGAGGCGGTAACCGGGGCCGAACCAAAAACACTTGCAACAGGTCTGGACGGCCCCGGTTGGCTTCTTAGGCACCAACGACTTTGCGTCGCGGTGCGGTCAGAAACTGTTTGAAATGCTCTACCGCCCGAATGGCGGCAAATTCGTCGTCGGCCTCCGGCACGCCGGGTACGAGCAAATCTTTGCTGTCTCGGGAATGCCGTGCGCGAACGGTCACTTTGTCTTTGACCTCATCGCGCTTGCCTTCGATCAATTTGACGGCACCTTGTGGGACGCAGTCGCCAAATTCGATCAGGCCGCTTTGCCAGCAGTAAGCAAACATCACGCTGCCTCCTGATCGGGGTTCTTGCGGTTGATTGCCCGTTCCGCAAACAGGCCATCGACAAGCCGGGGTTTGGCTGATGGGCTGCGATCCGGTTCGAACCCGTGCTGGATGGCAACGCTCAACGCGCCTTTTTCATGTCGGGCGATGACGTAGATCAGGTCATTGCCGATCAGTTCGACGCGGAATACGAGGCGCGGTTTGTTTTTTGACATTTGATCCCCCATCACACTGCGGCCATGTCCAGCGGCAGGGTTTCCCATTTGCCGTTGGTTTCATTGCGTTTCTGGAAACGGACATAGGCTTTGGTGTCCTGCACATGGATGCTGTCTGAAATCGCCTCCATGGCGCGTTTCCACTTTTCGTCTGCGATCTGGAGGCGGCGCAGGCCAAGGACGCGACCCGTACTGATCTTGCCTTGCTGATCGGTCTGGAAAGCGTCCTGCACCAGCGTCTGGATTTCCGGGCGGGAGCCTTCGGACCATTCGATGATGCACTCATCAATCAGGGCCTTGGCCGCGATCAATTTTTCATCAAAGGCAAGGTTTTCTGACACCTGCCGCATCATCCGCATGTCGCCTTTGACCGTGGTCAGGGTGACGTTGCCTTTGGTGCCGCCGACCGTCACGCCGTATTTCTCGGCAGACAACTGGATGAAAGCCTGAATGTCGGCCATGACTTCGATCTTGAAGTCGCGAAGCTGCTTTTGCAGACCTTCGACCGTGCCAAGTTTTTCGCGGACCAGACCATCGCGCAAACGCAGATCGTCAGATACCTGTTCAAGCGGGATCAGCTTGCCTTTGGCGTCTTCGAGATACTGCTGATCGCGAACGGTCACGACCGGCAAGGCCTCGTTTAGATTGGTCATGTCTTTGATATGTTCCATGTCTTCGTTCCTTAGGTGTTCGGGGATATCGATTACTTTTTCCGGGATGTAATGGCGGACCATCGGTCCCTCCGGGGCGGTAGCCAGATGTGGCGCATGTAACGCCACCATTGGGTGATTGGATTTCCACGTTTCATGGTCATTCGCTCCGATCCACATAGACCCGTAGTTCAGCGGCCTTGAATGTGTCTTTGAGCTGGTTGCCGAAGCGGTTACGGGCAGCATCGGCGTGCATGGCGCTCGGTGCTGCAATGACCAGCGTGTCATTCTCTAACCGGACTTTCAGGGGCATGATCCATGTTGCGTACAGGAATGAACCAATGCGACTTTGAACGGCGGTCAATCTGCTATCTTTCGCTTTGATCGAACCGGTTGCGGTTGACTGCTTCATGCTGCGCTCCCCCCGTCGTCCGTGGTAAAGGCGCTGCAAATCTTGCTCATGCGTCGATCCGCCAGACTTACAACCGTGCCAGTGACAAGGCCGCGCTGAATGGCGGCAATATTCGGGGCACCGGCACCTATGGGGCCGTGCGATTTTTCGTACTGACCTAGGTCGACGGACATCAGCCCAAGATTATCGAGCAGAATGCTTGTCTGTCGGGCACTCAGATACAGCTTCCCATTGTGTGCTGCGGCGTTGGACATTAGCGTTTTGGTCAAGTTGGAAAGGTCTTCACTCAGCATTGTTGCAGTCCTCCCGATGTTCGCAGGATTGGCAGATTTGCCATTGACGAAGGGCACGGGGGCTGGTCGTTGGCATCGACCGTGCGGCAAATTCCACACAATCGTTTTTCGTGATGCTTGCGCCCTGTGCCGGGCAGTAGAAAGTCGGTTCCGGCCCGCCGAGAACTTCGAGAACGCGGGCCTCTAACTGATCAGTGTTCGCGGTGTATTTTCCGCCATTGGCCAGCGATACTGACGACCGGGCATAGCCGATGCGTTTTGCGGTATCCGTGACCGATGTGCGTTTGATTTCCTCGGCCAAAAGAATGCGCCATTCAGGGAGTTCACTGATTGCGTTCATGGAGCACCCCCGTGTTGCGGTCATAGATACCGCCTTTGCGCAGGACCGGCGCTTGAGGGCCGGTGTGGCGGATAAGCTGGTATCGTTTGAAGCCGTTGGAGGTGAGTGCTTCACCGGGGGCACGGCGCAATTCGCGGAGGTATCCCGCTTGGCACAGATGTTTGAGATACTTCTGAACATTATTGCGGGCGTTCTTTTCCTCGCCTTTGGCCGTGACACTCAAAAGGTCATCTATGGTGAACTTTTGTTTGACGGACATCACTCGCCAAACCCGCAGGCGGAGATTGGTGCCTTTCTGTTTTCTTACTTTGCCTGTGAGCGGGGCATTTGGACCACTGGTCAGAGCTTTGCCATTCGCCCGACTTTCCATGCCTTTTGATGTTAGCTGATAGCAGCCAAGCTCAACCCGTTCGATAAGGCCTCGGCTCATCAACTTGAGCGTTGCCTTAACGATGTTGTGTCGTGAATGCTCAGACAACGCTGCATCCAGTTCATCAATCGTCAGGCAGGCTTGTGGCGGCAATTGATCGCGCACAGCTTCTTGAATGAGGGAGCGACCCGTGCTCATTTTCCACCTCGCACGATGATCGGGCGGGAGGTTTCGCGGTCGTTCAAGAGAACTTGGCCGGTCATTTCAGCAACACCAATTACCGTGTTGCCCTGCATCTTGCCGAACCGCTCGATATGCGCGATGCCTTCCTTGACCTCGCGGACATACCCATTCGATTTGTCATGCAAAAGTGCGATCAGGTCTTCTTTAACCTCGACTTCGCACAGGCCGCACACCACCTTTTCGGTATCTTCAATGGTCATTTTCTCGAAGCGGACATATTGACCGACACGAGATGTCACCTGCGGGAAGCGTTTCAGGCTATCGCGAACCTTGCCCATGCCGACCAGAACGAACGGGACTTCAACCAAGTCACTTAGATCGCGGATGGACGAAAGCATCTTCTCTGACCGGGCGATATAATCGCACTCATCGACCCCGACGAAGAACATCTCGCCATTGTCCTCAGCCGCTTTGGCCTGCATGGACAAAGCTTCAATCAGAAGGCGGTATTTACGTTCAAAGGATGCCGGTTTTTCCCGAACGCCGCAGGCTTCAAGCAACTCGCCGAGCATCCAGTTTGGTGTCCATTCACGCTTTGCCCGGACAAACGCGCTGGCATTCTGTGCTGCCAGATAGCTGACATTTTCGGTTTTTCCGAGGCCGGGGGAGCCATCAACAACAACGAGGCAGGCTTCACCCGCACCGCGTTGCTCAATCGCGGCCATACCGGCCATCATCTTCTTGACGTTTTGCGTGTTTACAAACTTGAGACGCATAATTAACCTTTCTGCTCTTCGTGGTGCCGCTTTGCAGCGGCATTCATTGACCTCACGCGGCCTTGCGACCAACAATCCGCGTGGGGTCGATTTCTTCCATCGCCAGAAGCTGGCGGAAGGAAGCCTTTTCGAGCCGCTCTGAAAGAGCCGCACGATCCTGTTCGGTGATTTGTTCGGGGTTGGCTTCAAGCCACATCACCCATTCGATATCGTCTTTGAAAACGGGCCGACCGTTAGCCTGTGTTAGAACCGGCTTTGGCTGTTCAATGCGGGCCAGCATTTCGTCAGCAGCCTTGATCTGGAAATCTTCCATTGGAACGGCTGGCTGATATTCGATTTCAAGTGCCGGGCCTTTGGCCTCTGCAATGATTTCCTGCCGTTTTTCTTCGATACGACCCAGCCGTCCTTTAGTGCGGGCGGCAAGAATCTGATCCTGCTTGCTCTGGGCGGTGCGCAGGGTGTCGCCATCGAAATAAGCACGGGCATTGGCATCTAGTTCGGCAACCGCCAGAAGGCGCATTTCAAAATCACGGACCCAGACCCGGTTGGCATCATGAATGTCATATCCAACCAGAACGTCTTGCCCGTGATAGGCTTCAAGGTCATGGCTGAAATAGACATTGTTGAGTATACGGACCTCACAACGGGCGACCGTGCGCCGGTCATATGGGCGCAACAAGTCTGAGGCTTCTGAAACAGCGATGGTGCGGGTTTTTCCGCCCTCGGAAAGCCATTCCCCCCAAACTTCTGCCGGTGTCTGGTGCCGTTTGACTTTGGTTTCAGGATCGCGAACGCGTTTCAGACCGGATTGCGGCTTGTTGTTATAGGTATCAATCTGTTCTTGAATGAACGCCCTGAATTCATCCCACGTCACATCAAACCGGCTTCTGACCTTCCTTTTTGCGGCCTGTATCCGGGCGCGATCGATGTAGCGTTTCGCTTCCTTGTCGAGTTCCGAACCGCTATAGGCGACAAGCTTCTTGGCCCATTGGCGTACATTGCGGTTGAAGCGTTCAATAACCCCGCGTGCCTGTGAGTTGTAAGGCAAAGAGGTTTTCTGTGTGATACCCCACCGGTCAAAGAAACCAATGGCGGTGGAGCTGAACATCTCGTTCTTAAAGCCCTTGCCGTTATCCGTGTAAAAGATCAGGGGCAGGGCGCTATGTCGTCCGTCATCGCGTTCGATAACCGCGTGTGACAGGGCTTCAAGGACGCCAATGGAGTTCTCGGCCAGCCCGACCGACCACCCGACGATATAGCGGGTGAAAACATCCATCGTGAATGTGATTTCCGGTTGGAATGGTTGCCCGTGAAACGGATGCTCGATCTTGGCGCGGAATGTATGACCATCGGCGGTGTAGACCGCGCCGGGCCAAAGCTCTGATACGTCGCGCCGTGTGAATGCTTGCAGGCTTTTAAGGGCCTGTGGCCCCATGCGGCCCCGGTTCTTGTCGACAACAGAAACCTTGTTGGCAAGGAAACGCCGCGCCTGATCATAAGACGGCATGTCAACGCCATCGGGCAGGGTGCTTGGCAGCTCTTCCAGCACCGCTGTAAGTGACGGCTTGTAGGGATCAGCCCATAGTTGCATCAGGGCAGGTGCCCATGCCGGGATTTCGTAATCCAATTTATTCGCCGGTGTCGGGGCGAGGGCAAGAATGCCACCTTTTTCGTGATCGAGAACCCACTGATAGAGGGTGCGGCGCGATATCTTGTGTGCGCCTTTCGCGGTCTTTACGCGGCGACCACTTTTGGCGTTGGCGATGCCAACCAGTTCTTGCAAATCAGTCGGCAACTGACCGGCCTTTGCCAGTTCAACCACCATATCAAGTGCTTGATTGCGTCCGATTACCTGCGTGTGTTCATCGACCAAAGCAATGAGCGAAGCGCGTGCGTTCATAACGTCGCGCTGGAAGTCGTTCAGGTCGTCGCTGTTTCGTGTCTTTTCGGGGGTGGTTACGTGTGCCGGGAGTTCATCAAATAAGTCAGGCTGAACAGAAATTTGACGGCGGGCATAGGTTTTACGTGCTTCCTTGGGAAGCAGCGAAACATGATATTCCCAACCACCGCCGCTTTCGGTTCTGGCACGGGCGAGAGGTGATCCGTTCTTCGATTTTACGGTTTTCCAGTTGGACCTTTTTGCTCGATCAATAACGCCTTGTTTCGTCTTCGGTGTATCTGGGAGACCCAAATCGGCTATTTCTTGAGGTGACAACCATTCTTTCATCGCGCACTTCCCTTCCAGCGACGCCGAGCCGCGAGTTGAGACTTCCGCAATTGTTCACGTTGATCCTCAATCATCGCGTCATCGACAGCACCGAGGTAGCGCTCTGGGATTACTGCGAGGTCGAACCGCTCAAGCTCCATCCCAAATATCCGGGCGTCGCCCGTGGCGTGTAGGAGAGCAAACGCACGTTCAAGGCTAATTGTGTGACTTTCTCGGGCCATGCTGGAATAGGCATCCAGTATGTTTTTCGTTACCTCTTCACCTGTGTATTCCGACATAGCGGCAGCTATCTCTTCGCGGGTTTTGCCGCAATCCTTGAGGACTTCTGAAACGGCTCTACTGATTCGTTGAGAGAAACTTGAACCACGGACACGTTCTGGCTGTGTGAAGCGAACGGCAACCGCAGGCGGGTTCCATTCCGTGAGCAGATCGAGTGTCGTGTTATCACCGCGTGCCTTAACCATGATCGACCTATCTGAATGCGTGCATTAGAGAAAATTGAATGTCAGGAGATAGCCCGGTGTTCATGCAGCGATGTCTTTTTGACAGTGACCAAGTCGCGGAAAGTCCGTATAGTTTGCGGCAGGTTGAGGCTTGAGGCGTTCACCGGTTTTGCTGTCATATCGAGACGGCCAAATCGCGCTGGCGGGCAATTCGAGGAAATAGGCAATCGCCCATTCGCCTTCGATGCTCGGTTTACGGGTCGCTGTGCGTGGGGTGCTTTCGGGCAGTCCACATTTACGGGCAACATCGGCAAAGGTCAGTCCTTTGCCTCGCAGCAAATACTGGATTTCTTCCGGGCGTTTGTCGGCACGGTGCGCCAT